AAGAAATCAAAAGGTATCATTTGATTAATAATTATATAACAGAGCAAGAAGCACCCCCACCACCAGGAGGAGATGTACCACCACCACCAGGAGGAGATGTTCCCCCACCACCAGGAGGAGAAGCGCCAGCACCAGATGCAGGAGCAGCACCCCCACCACCAGGAGGGGCACCAGCACCAGATGCGGCAGGAGGAGGACCAACCCCAGTTGATCCAGCTACTGATCCAGATGTTGAGGAAGTTGGAAAAGAATCTGAAGAAGAGGAAGAGTTGGATATTACAGATTTAGTAAATTCACAAAAAAATATAGAAACAAAACAAGAAGAATATTTTGACAACTTGTTTAATCAATTAAAATCTTTAGAAGATAAACTTGCTGAGATGGATAATATTGTTGCTTCTATAAATAATTTGGAAACAAAAGTTGAAAAATATAGACCAAAAACAGCACAAGAAAAACTTGAACTAAGAACATTAGATTCAGGACCTTTCAAACAAAAACTATCTGATTTTTTTGTTGATAAACAACAAGAAATGGAAAAAGCTGGAAAAAATGAATATGTTTTAACAACTGATGATGTTGAAGATTTTTCACCAAAAGAAATTGAAGATTCATTCCACACAACGGATGATGAAGATGATGATTTTGAATATTAATGTTTAAGGTCGAAATTTTCGACCTTAAACTTTTTTACTTATTGACTGCGACACAAATTTTAATTATATTTTCTATTGTAAACCTTTAAAAACAAATACATATATGGCGACAAACAACGTTTTAGACGCGGTTCTCTCACAGTATGAGAACTCAAAATCCGGAGACTATTCATCTGGAACAAAAATGTCTCAAGAAGACAGAATGAAAAAGTATTTTGCTGCAATACTTAAAGACAACGAAAAGCAAGCACAAAAAAGAATCCGAATCCTACCTACACCGGACGGTTCATCACCATTTAAGGAAGTTTGGTTCCACGAAATCTTGGTTGATGGTAAATGGCAAAAATTCTATGATCCAGGAAAAAATGACAATGAGCGTTCTCCTTTGAGTGAAGTTTATGACGTTCTTATGTCAACTGGTAAAGAATCGGATAAAGAGTTAGCAAAACAATACAAACCTCGTAAGTTTTATATTGTTAAAGTTATTGACCGTGATAACGAACAAGATGGTCCTAAATTCTGGCGATTCAAACACAACTACAAACAAGAAGGAATTTTTGATAAAATTATTCCTATCTATAAAGCAAAAGGTGATGTGGCTGACGCTGAAAAAGGAAGAGACCTTATTCTTGAATTAACAAAAGCAAAAACACCAAAAGGGGCTTTCTACACTGTAATCCAAACAGTTATGTATGATGATCCATCTCCAGTTCACGAAGATGAAGATACAATGAAAAGTTGGATTGAAGATGAACTTGCTTGGGATGATGTTTATTCTAAAAAAGCTACAGAATATCTTGAAGCAATTGCTCGTGGTGAAACACCAAGATGGGATTCTGATGCTGGAAAATACATCTATTCAAATTCAGAAGAAAGTGAATTAACAATCGGTGGTTCAAAAACAAAAGAAGATAAAAAAGTTGTTGACCCACAAGCTGAAGACGACATCGACGAGGAATTACCATTCTAATATTTACACAAAGACTTGGACATCTTTTTGGTGTCCAAGTTTTTAAAAATAATCTAAATGAAAAAGAAAGTTCTGTGTTTTACACCAAGCTTAGATAGACTAAAAATGTTAAGAAGTTGTGTTCTCGACATTTCAAACCAAAGTTACCAAAACATATTCCATTCTGTTAATATAACTCTTAGTCAAAGAGAGAATAAAGAAAGTTATATGATGAAAATTTTGGATGACTTGAAAAATGAAAAAAACTCATTTATATTTACACATAACCAACATCAACACCATAATCATATGAATGCAATTTTTGCGGTAAATGATTATGAAGAATACGACATTTTTGTTAAGATTGATGATGATGAGATATATAAAAAAGATTATATAAGAACAATAGTTAATTATTTTGAAAACAATGATGTTGACGTTGTATCATCAAGAATGAAATATCAACTTAATGGAAATTTAGTAAGACTTGGTGATTATCATAATTTAGGTGCAAACCCAGAAAATTGTGACTTTAAAATACCTTCGACATTCGCATTTAATTTAAAAGCATTAAATTTGATAAAGGATATCCAGAGGATGTATGGTTTTGAAGATAATATGTGGAGAGACGCTTGGTGTGATAATTGTAAAATTGGTGAAGTTGATAATACCGAAAATGTTATTTGGTACATTCACGGAAAAAATACTTCTACAGCAGACTTTCTAATTAAAAAATAAAAAATATGGCAATTAAAAAAACAGACTTTAGTTCGATAAAGAAAAAATTCTCTTCGGACGCAAAATATAAACCACAAAGATATTTTGATTTGGGACCAGCATTTTTAGATGCTGTTGGACTTCCAGGTCCTGCGATGGGACACATCAATATGTTTTTAGGTCACTCTGATACTGGTAAGACAACAGCGCTTGTAAAAACAGCTGTTGACGCACAAAAAAAAGAAATACTTCCGGTTTTTATCATTACAGAACAAAAATGGTCTTTTGAACACTCAAAACTTATGGGTTTTGAATGTGAAGAAGTTGTTGATACAGAAACGGGTGAATTAACTTGGGACGGGTTCTTTTTATTTAATAATAATTTTAGTTATATTGAACAAATTACAGATTACATTAATGATTTGTTAGATGCTCAAGAAAAAGGAGAACTTGATTACTCACTTTGCATTATGTGGGATTCGGTAGGATCTGTACCTTGTAAAATGACTTATGAAGGTAAAGGTGGTAAACAACACAACGCATCAGTACTTGCAGATAAAATTGGTATGGGAATCAACCAAAGAATTTCTGGTTCAAGAAAAGCTGACTCTAAATACGAAAACACTTTGATTATCGTTAATCAACCTTGGGTTGAATTACCAGACAATCCATTTGGTCAACCAAAAATTAAAGCAAAAGGTGGTGAAGCAATTTGGTTAAACTCATCTTTGGTATTTTTATACGGAAATCAAAAAGGTGCTGGTACCACAAAAATTACGGCGACAAAAGACAAAAGAACTGTTAAATTTGCATCAAGAACAAAAGTATCGGTTATGAAAAACCATATTAATGGACTTGGGTTTGAGGACGGTAAGATTATAGTTACACCTCACGGATTTCTACCTGGAAAAGACGCTACAGAAGAAAAGAAATCTATTGAAGATTATAAAAAAGATTATGCCGAATATTGGAAAAATATTATTGGTGTTGACGGTGAATTTGATTTAAAAGAAGAAAAAGTATATGAACAAGAATAAATTAAAAGTAGTATCATTATTTTCAGGTTACGGAACACAAGAATTAGCTCTAAAATACATTGGGGTTGATTATGAGAACGTGGCAAACTGTGATAACTTCAAACAAGCAAACGAGTGTTACGACGCTTTACATACAACAACTCACGGTAATCTTGGTGATATTAGAATGATTGATGAAAATACATTTCCAGAATGTGATTTATTAACATACTCATTTCCTTGTCAAGACATTTCAATTTCTGGTGTTCAAAAAGGAATTAAAGAAGGAACAAGAAGTGGACTTTTATTTGAAGTTGAAAGATTATTAAGTGTTAATAGACCAAAGTATCTTTTGATGGAAAATGTTAAAAATTTAATTTCTAAAAACCATATCGATAATTTTCAAAAACACATATATTTCTTACGAGGTCTTGGATATAGTTCTTATTGGAGAGTTTTAAATGGGGCTGATTTTGGTTGTCCACAAAATAGAGAAAGAGTCTTTATGATGTCAGTTTTAAATAGTTCTATTGAAGAAGTAAAAGAAAAGATGACAAACGTTGATAATTACAAAACAACAAGAGTTCCTATGAGACCACATATTGAACAAAATTTTGACGAGTCTTTGGTTGTTAATTGTGTGTTTTCACCTCATACACCTAAAAAACATACTGTATGTAAATTAATTGGAAGAAGAGATGATGTAAAATACGACCAAGCAAGAAGAATTTATTCAATTGACGGTTGTTCACCTTGTCTTACAACAAGTGGTTCTCCACAAATCTTAACAGAAGATGGAAGAGTAAGAACAATTACAGCAAGAGAAGGGTATCGATTTATGGGTGTTAGAGAACAAGATATTAATCTATTACTTACAACATCATTATCAAATACGGCTCACGTAGCACTAGCCGGTAACTCAATTTGTGTCCCAGTTATGGAAGCAATATTTAGTGAATTTTTCTCTGATTATATCCAGGAAAAAGAATCTTTATTGTCAAACCCAATAAACGAAACATCTAATGACTAAAACACTTTTAGTTGACGGAAACAACTTATTAAAAATTGGATTTCACGGTGTCAAAGACTTCTTTAACAAGGGAGAACACGTTGGAGGTACTTGGCATTTTTTGAATACTTTAAGACGTTTCTTAGAAGAAACTAATTACAATAAAGTAGTTGTATTTTGGGATAGTGAAACAGGTTCATCACAAAGAAGAATTATCTATCCCAAATATAAACTAAACCGTAAACAAAAAGACGAAGAAGATTTTAAAGAACAATCTTTTATTACTCAAAAGAACAGAGTAAAACAATACCTTGAAGAAATGTTTGTTAGACAATTAGAAGTTGAACAATCAGAGGCCGATGATTTAATTGCTTATTATTGTCAAATTTCAGAAGATGAAGATAAGACCATATTTTCATCTGATAGAGATCTTACACAACTTATTTCTGAGAAGGTAACTATATATTCACCCCAACAAAAACGATATTATAAAAATGGTGATGGGATTAAAATTTATGAATCCGAAATACCACACTATAATGTTAAAACCTATAAGATATTAACTGGTGATAGTTCAGATAATATTGATGGTATATTTTATTTGGGTGAAAAAACATTTCTCAAGT